TCTATAGCCAACGACAACGATCCTCGTATTGCATTAGATAGTTCAGGCAATGTATATTGGTTAAAACAAGTTAGCAATAGCCCCCTCCAACAATTCTTCTGCAAAATTAATAGTAGCGGAAGTCTTCAGTGGCAGCGCACTTTAACTTCTCCTGTTAACTATACCGGATCCCAAAATTATCCGGATATTTCAGTTTCAACAGACGGAGCTTTTGTAGTAATTGCAAGCACACAATCCACAAGCAACGGCATGATTTTTAAATGCCCTGGGGATGGATCCAAAACCGGTTCTTTCACAGGCCCGGACGGAACTTGGACTTACGCTGCCGGAGGTTTGTCTTATAACTCGTGGACCCAATATACCTGGGTTGACCAAGGGGCCGCAGGAAGCTTAAATCAATCTGTAGACGCTCAAGTAACGACGGGCCTAAGTGTGAGTACGTCAACCTACACCATTGTTGATTACAACTATTAAGAGATAGAAATGCACCTTGCTTACATTAATACAGAAACTCTTGAGTATCCTGTGCACGAAGGCGATATTCGCTTAGTGCACCCTGAAATTGATGCAAGTTTAACTGGAGAAACTTTTATTGCTCCTTTTCCGTTTGCCCCGGTTATCTGGACGGAAAGTCCCTCGTTTGATCCGATGAATCAAATTGCAGAACAAACATTTCCGGCATCAACTAACGGTGTGTGGGTGGCTCAGTGGATTGTTCGTTCGCTGACTCCGCAAGAAAAAGAAGTAATTGATCGTCTTGCTGCTGAACGTGAAGAACAAAAAAGACTTGAAGCTGAAATGGAAGAAAACAATTAACCATGGCCTCGCACGCATCTGAATCTGTAAAGCACGTCGCAGACGCGGTGTCTGTCGTGACGGTTCTTGGCACCCTAGCCGAGATCCTACCCGCTGTCGCCGCCCTGTTTACGATAGTTTGGACCGGTTTTCGTATATACGAAACCAAAACTGTACAGGGGTGGCTTAAGAAAAAATGACAGAACTTGACCCGGTATCTGCCGCACGCGGCGCGCTATCGGGCATCAAGGAAGGCATCAAGGTGGGTCGGGAGATCCACGAGACCGCATCTGAAGTCAATAAGTTTCTTGACGAAGAGGCCCGTGCCCGAGTTGCCTGGAAGCGAAAACAACAAGAGATCCAGCGCCGTGGCGATATGATGTTTATAGATGCGGTTAAAGAATATCGCATCATTTATAACATCCGCCAAGCCGAAGCCCAGATGTACCGCGACGTGGAGCGCGAGTTTGGCAAAAAGGCTGTGCAAGAAGTCAAAGCGCTGATTCTTCAGCTAAGAAAAGACCACCGCGAACTGCATGACGAGTTTTATCGTAAGCGCATGCTGGCTCGAAAAGAGTGGGGCTGGCTGATTGTTGCCAGCATAATTATTTACAGCTTTTTAAAAGTAACGGGAGCCTGGTAATGCTATCTATGATCTCGACCCTTGGCGGTCTTCTCCTATCGGGCCTACCAAGGCTACTTGAATTTTTCCAAACTAAGGCAGATCAGTCTCACGAGATTGCTCTGGCTCGTCTGCAAAACGAAGTGCAGATCCAGATGATGCAGATGGGATACGCTGCTCAGCAGCGTGTCGAAGAGATTCGCACCGATCAGGTTGCCATGGAGTCCGAAGCCAAGATGACCGAAGCGGCATTGGCCCACGACCAGAAGGTTTTGGAAAAAGCTAGCCGTTGGGTTGCTAACTACGTTGGCACCGTGCGACCCACAGTAACGTATCTGTTCGTTGCAGAAATCATCGGTATTAACGTTGCCATGATCGTGTACGCTTGGCAGCACCCCGGCCTTATTTACGATTTCCAGTCTCTCATTTCATTTACAAATTTATTATTTTCGGATGAGGAAATGGCCATGCTAGGGGGCATTTTGGGGTACTGGTTTGGCAGCAGAGGTTGGAGTAAAAAGTAATGCTCGAACCCAAGGTCATTAAAATGATCAAACACCACGAGGGGGTCCGTCTGCGGCCCTACCTCTGTCCTGCCCAGATATGGACAGTGGGTGTTGGGAGGGTATTATATCAGGACCAAATAAAACTTCCCGTAGTGAGGAAAGATGGCTACACCGGTCCAATCCGCAAAGAGTATTCGCTTAAGGCGGAAGACAATCGCGTCTGGACGCAAGAAGAGGTTGATGCACTTCTTGCGGCGGATCTTCAACACTTTACCCGAGGTGTTATTCGCCTGTGCGGTAATAACCTTAGCCCTGGCCAGTTGGGAGCGCTTACAAGTTTTGCGTTCAATGCTGGGTTAGGCCGGCTGCAGGGCAGCAGCATTCGTCAGCGCCACCTGCGCGGAAACTTCACCGGCGCGGCAGAGGCTTTCATGCTCTACAACAAAGGGGGCGGTCAAGTGCTTCCTGGGTTAGTAAAACGCCGTAAAGATGAAGCAGCTTTGTACCTTTCGTAGGCCCAATTAACGGGCTTTTTTGCATAAATAGTATTAGAACACTCACTTTTTGGAGATTCAAATGGATAGCTTTCGTAAACTGCCTAAGATGAAAACTGACATCGCCTGCTACAAGGAAGGCGGTTACGTCAGTCGCAAGAAGGACAAAAAGGACGACCACGAAGACGTGGCCATGGACAAGGCCGTCGTTAAGAAGGCTGTTGGCCAGCACGAGTCCGCCAAGCACAAAGGCGAGGACAAGACCGAGCTTAAACTAAAGACCGGTGGCCGCGCCAAGAAGGACGCCGGCACCGTTCGTAAGTACAAGACCGGCGGAGTGTGCAACCCCATGAAAACTGGCGGGTTGTCAAACCCCATGAAGAAGGGCGGATCCTGCCACAAAGAAGGCGGCGCTATCAGCATGAAGATGGATGCGGCGGACAAGAAGAAGATCGCTCAAATAAAAAAGACTAAGGCAGGCAAGGCAGACGCCCCCTCCGCCGGCGCCAAGAAGGCTCCTGGTAAGGGCGTGACCAACATGGCAGATGGCGGCATGGCTGGTATGGGCGGCATGGCTGGTATGGGCGGCATGGCTGGTATGGGCGGCATTTCTGACGTAGAACAAAGCTATATGCCAGGGGGCGGAGATATGCTTCCTGAGGCTCCTGGTGTTACTACCGAAGGCCGTGGCGGAATGGGAAAACCAAATCCCCGGTTAGGTGGACGCGGCGGAAGAAACAAGATGCCTCGTCCAATCCGGCCTCTGCAAACCTTAAACATGGGCGTACTTGGCGCGGGCATGGGTAAAGGAGCTGAAATGGGCGGGGCCCAAGCTCTTGGAACTGCTCAGGCATCCCAACCTATGGGTTCGGCTGTTCAATCTGGTCCTATGGGCGGCGCTGCTCCTATGGGCACCGAGCAAGACATCCTACGCGGTCTGCAGGCTGTCGGCCAGTACATGGGCGGTGGATCGGTATACTAATGCCTATTGAGTCAAAGGCCCAGCAGCGGGCCATGTACGCTGCCGCAGCAGGCAAGAGCACGCTGGACATCCCCAAGAAGGTTGGCAAGGAGTTTGTTAAGGCAGGCCCAGCAAAGAAGAACCTTCCTGAGCGGGTTAAACCCAGCGCCCCCAAAAGGACATCTGGCAGAGGGCGGTAAGCCATGGCCTATTCAGGCACCACAAATCAGACCAAAATAAACGTTGGTCAACTGATTGAGTATGCCTTCCGCGAGGCCGGTAAGCCCGCGGAAGAGCAGACCGCTCAGTACATTGACGCCGGCAAGCAGGCGCTTTTTTACATCCTACAGAACCTCTCCAATCGAGGGGTTAACCTGTGGATGCTGGAAAACAAACTGATTGGCACGGTTGCGGACCAGACGGTTATCACGCTGCCGGAAGGCACGATCGATGTACGCGAGGCTAACTGGCGTTACATTGTCACGCCTGCGATCTCTCAGGCTATCCCAACGACCAACGCAAACGCGGGTAACCTGTTTGATCAGAACCTGGATACCTACGCCACGTCCACGGCGCTGCAGAACTTTTTTGGTGCTGGGTACTCTGGCGGCATGCGGATCTACCAGATCGGCTTTAACTCGTACGGCAACTCAACCTACAACTTTGTCTTTGAGACAAGTGAAGACGGTATTACCTGGACCGTACGAGAGACGTTGCCATCGATCACACTGAGGGATCGCGAATGGTATTACTTCCCGATCGACCCCACGCCGGAATATGTTTACTATCGCCTGCGCGAGACGGTAGCCACCACGTTCTCGCTGCGTCAACTGTCGTTCTCTTACACCCAGCAGGACATCCCGCTGGCACGACTGAATCGTGACGACTACTGGAATCTGCCCAACAAGCAGTTTGAAAGTCAGCGTTCACTTCAGTATTGGTTTGACCGTCAGATCACTCCGCAGATGTATTTGTGGCCGATCCCGAACGATGACTTCCAGGTGTTT